CCACGGTTGTCTTGCTGACCATCGGCACGTTCGCCGCGCTGCAGTTCATTAACCGGATCGGAGGCGCGAAATGATCGACCTCAACATCGACCGTCCGTATCACCCGGAAGCGCTGTGCGAATGCGGAGATCCCGAATGCCTCGGACCCGCGGACGCCGTTATTCCGGTGGTTGAAGCGATCGCCGCCTCGCTGCCGCAGTTGCAGTCGCCGATGCTCAAGCTCATCAAGGAGCGCAACGAAGCGCGCCGCTTGTGCGAACTCCTCGCCGGCTCCTTCCCCGACATCGCTACGCTGACCAGCAAGAAAGCCATCGATGCGGCCAACAGCGAGATGCACCAGGCGCTGTGGGCGTATTGCAAGGCGAAGAAGGACTGGGATAAGCGCAGCTATCAACTCGGAGGTGAGCAATGAGCGAGACGCTCTCACTTCCCTCGCCCACACCGGAAGCCAACCGCATCCGCCGTGAGCGCACCCCGCAGGAAGATGCCGAGTGGGAAGCGGATAAGCGCGCGGAATACGAGGCGGATCGCGTTTGCGGGCATCACTGGGGGAACATATGAGGAAGATCGGCTTTTGCACGGCAGACATCCTCATGATGTTCATGGATGCGCACCGCAAGGAGTTCCACACATTTGCTCAAGAGTTTGGCGAGTATTCTCGCCGGGACACTTCGGACATGGTCACGGCCATCATTGACAACATCCACAAGATGGTTGAAGCGCCCAGGCGCGAAGAGGAGGGCAAATAATGTGGATACTGCCAAAGCAATTACACACGTCTCCCTTTGTGCCGGATACGGAGGCATTGATCTCGGACTTAAACGAGCAATCCCAAGCCTGCGCACAATCGCTTTTAGTGAGATCGAAGCCTTCGCCTGCGCGAACTTGGTCTCTAAAATGGAAGCGGGACTTTTGGACCCAGCTCCTATCTGGACGGATCTTAAGACCTTCCCATGGTCCGAGTTTCACGGCTGCGTGGACATCCTCAGTGGCGGCTACCCGTGTCAGCCATTCTCAGCCGCCGGCAAACGTCTCGGCGCCGAAGACCCAAGACACCTCTGGCCACACATATCAGCCGGAATTGCTGCAATGCGACCAAGTGCCTGCTTTTTTGAGAACGTCGAGGGACATATCAGCCTTGGGCTTCCCGACGTGCTGCAAGACTTGGCAGGAATGGGTTACCGAACGACGTGGTGCGTGGCGTCAGCGAGTGAATGCGGCGCGCCTCACCAGCGGAAAAGGATCTTCATCTTGGCCCACGATCAGCGTCAACGAGTCGAAGAACTCGGTTGGCAAATCGCAGGAGCATCGCAATTCGATTCCGCTTGGAACGATGGCGGTGATCTTGCATGGCCAAGCCGCCCCGGCGAGCAGCAGTTCGCTTGGGAGCCGCCAAGGGTTGTGGCAGACACCAAAGGCAACCAACGCCGATTGTCCAGTGATTCACAATCCACAGCGGAGCGATGGTGGTCAGCCAAACTTGGCAGCGCAGATGGTGTTGGAGCAGCAGAGGCAATGGATGACGCCTCGCGCCTGCGAAGCGCAGAACCCGCCGATGGGAGTGGACAAGCGGCACCATGGGCCGACGCATCAAGTGACCAGGCAATGGGCAACGCCCAATGCCTGCGACCACAAGGGCGCCACGACACCGGAGGCCTGCAAGCAATGGGAGTCTCGAGGGCAGAACTTGCCGGAAATGGTCAATGGGATGTGGCCGACACCAGCCTCGTGCACCGGCAACGGCGGCAGCCACGGCTTGGACGGCGGATCGGGAGCGAGGTCGATGCTGCCGGAGGACATGAAGCGGAGCAGCGGCAAGCTCAACCCTCGTTGGGTCGAGACGCTGATGGGCTTACCCATCGGATGGACCATGCCGTCCTGCACGTCTCCACAGACAATCGCACCGATGAGCTGCGGCTCCTTGGCAACGGAGTTGTGCCAGGCACCGCAGAGCGAGCATTCCGAGTTCTCGTTGGAGAGTTGAGGGAGCACCAACCATGACCACCCACGACATCGACCTCGTCACCCAATGGCTCGCCGCGCGGGACAACGAGAAGACCGGCGCCAAGGTGTATCACGGCGACCGGCCGTGTTTGCCGGCGGCTGCCATGTTGGCGGTGGCTGAGAGGATCTGGAGGAAGCGCTCGAGGTGATGACCTTCAAGCAGTGGCGAGCGTGCGGACGGAAGCGGCGTTTTCACACTGCGGCACAGGCGCGTCGCTGTCAGCCGATGATGACCGTCTACGAGTGCAAATATTGCGGCCGCTACCACCTGACCAAGGGAATCGACTGGTGGGCCAAGCACATCCTGCAGCGGAGGCTTGCGGCTTGAAGACGGCGCCCCTGCTTTGCGCTTGGCCGGTCGCCCACAACGAGTGGCGCGTCCAGTCACGCATCGGTGCGGCGTCCAAATACCTGCGCTCCGGGTTGAAGCTTACGCGCTGCGCCTGGGCAATTTGTGGCGGGCATCTGGTCATCTTCAAGGTCATCGGCGGCAAGGCTGACGCTCAGAGGGTGATGGCGAATGTGACCCGCTATCTGAGGGAGAATTTTACAGAGAGGGCAATTCACGAAATGCCCCGCAGAGGCACTTTGATTTCCTGACTATGGCAAGACCGCGGACGACATCTAAACCACGCAATTCGACCAACCGAAAGAAGGTCGAAGTGATCACCACCGAAGACGGCCGCGAGATCGTCAAGGTGCAGGGCACGACCGGCATGGAAGTGCCCGAGGCCAAGGTTGAGAAGATTATGGCGGCCCACGTTGCCGGCGTTCCTGTCACTCAGATCTGCCGAGCCTATAACTGCAGCTACCACACCGTGGTTGCCTTGGTGCGAAACCGCCCGGAGATGCTCGAGAAGGCACGACAGATCGCGGCGAACAACTGGAAGACTTTGGCAGCGATCGGCACGGCGGAACTATTTGAGCGCCTGCCGGATATGAAAGACCAAGCCCTCAGTGTGCTGTCTGCAATCGCAAGCGAGAAGATGGAGTTGCTATCGGGCAACCCCACGCAGCGTGTCGAGCATGTGATGGCGCCTGCGGCTGATGCTTGGCAGGACTTTGTGTCAGGGCTGAGGAGCGCGCAGGTGATCGATGTGACTGCGGAACGGGTGGATTTACCGGTCGGCTCAGAAGGACGCGAGGCGCAAAAGGCCGCTGCTCTGCCGGCTGCTGCTATTGAGATTGAGACTGGCTCTACAGAGGAAAGCGAGAGATGAGCCGCAAACCGACCAAGTCGTTAATGCGACAACAGAGTAGAGCTGCTGCACATGAGAGTTATTGGGTTCGGTTATGGAGGGGTCGGGGGGATGTGTCTTTCTCAATTTGCTGCAATCCCCCCACCGATAGCGCCTCCCGAAATTTTTTATAAAAACACCTTATGATCAAGCAAATCCTAACCGCCGCCAAGTCAACCCTTAGCCAACCCATCAGTCAACCCGCCCAGGTTGTCGCCCCAGAACCCGCCAAGCCAGCGCCCAAAGCCGAAATCCCCTCGCCTGCCAAAGCGCTTACCCCCAAGGAGCAAGCCGAGCAGACCGCCAAGCAGGTGGGCTACAATTCCGGCGATGAGGTTGGCGCCGTGATCTGCCGCCACCAGCCTGCCCGCCACCCTCACCTGCTGTTCGTCGAGGTGCCCGACTGGTCGGTCCCAGTGCGCTGCTGGGTAAAGGACGCCGCGAGTTGGCTGCCAAGCAACCCGCCGCACAACCGCCTCAAGGCGCGATACACCGGCATGGCCTCGGTTGAGGGCGATCTGATCTTTGAAAGCAGCGATGTCAGCCGCAAATCCCGCCTCCTCAAAGCCCGATGAAACCGCGCGTAGACAAGACGCCGATCTTTAAGTGGATCTGGGAGAAATGCCCCGCCAAGAACGGCGACAAGCTGATCCTGCTGCGCTTGGCGTGTTTCTCCGAGGCTGACGGCACTTGCTGGGCGGCGCCTGAGATGCTCGAGGCCAGCACTGGGATGACCCGCCGGAACATCTACCGTTGCCTAGAGCGATTAGCCGCTAGTGGCTGGCTGGTGATGCTTGGCGAGAAGCGCGTAGAGAATGGTCGCATGCTCTGCCGGCGCTACCGCATTGCCTTTGTGAATGACAATTTGTCAGTCGGCAGCTCTGACAATTTGTCAGTCAGCTCTGACAATTTGTCAGTCAGCTCTGACAATTTGTCAGTCAGCTCTGACAATTTGTCAGTCAGCTCTGACAATTTGTCATTCAGCTCTGACAATTTGTCATTCAGCTCTGACAATTTGTCTACAGACAATAAAGAGAAAAAACACAACGAACACAAAGGACAAGGCGCTGACGCGCCCGCACCGGCGACTCCGTCGCCTTTGCCCACTATTTTAGGAGAGACGGCACCCAAGCATAAAAAGGCCACCGCTCCCAAATTCGACCCATCGTCCTTACCCCTGCCTCACGGCCATGGTCTGGCGCGTGCCTGGGCAGAGTTCGCCCAACACCGCCGCGAGATCAAAGCCCCGCTCACGCCCACCGCCGCCAAGCGCATCATCGATGACTTGGCCGCCGTCAACGAAGCCGCCGCGGTCGAAGCCCTGCGCAAGAGCGTCAAGCACGGCTGGCGAGGCGTCTTCATCGATGCTCCGGCCACCGCGCCCAAGCTCGTCACTTTACCGCCCCAAGGCCAACCCAAGCAGTCCGCCCTCGAGCGCTCGCTCGCCGAGATGCGCGAACAGTTCGCAAAGGAGAACGCAGCATGACGCAACCTCTTTTTGCCATAGAGGACGGCGAGCACTCCGAGGTAACGGCGGGCGGATCAACGCTCATGACCAGCCGCGACCTTGGGGAAATCAGTGAAAGGAAATTTGAATTGCGCGCGTCAGAGCTTGGTTGGCTTGTCGCGTCCCCGCGCGGAACTAACCGGGATTTCGATGCTATTGTTATGCGGCGCGGCGGAAGGCCCATAGTCGTGCAAATTAAGCGCAGCAACGTTGTGCAAGGCGCTGATAGCAAAAGCTACGCCATCAATTGCAGTCGTCGAACACTCAAAAGCGGGACGTGCAAGAATGTTTTGTACGATGAAAACGCATTCGACGTTTTAGCCGCGCACTTGCCGGACATTGACAAATGGATGTTTTTCACGCGCTCAGAGTTGGGTTCTAGGCAAAAAACTACCTATTGCCCTCCAGATTTTAGGCAAAACAAGCGCAAAACTCATTACGGAACACACGGCGAGCTTATGTCTGACCGCAACCCCGACAACTGGGAACTCCTCGACCAAGTCGCAGCTATGCATTCGCAAGAATCTGCAGGGGTATCCCAGCAAATGTCCCACCCCATCCTTAATACTCCTTAAATATTTATGAAACCCGCCAAAAGCACCAAAAAGGCGAGCGCCCGCAAAGCGCCGAAAACCAACCTCGAAGTCAACGTCGAATACGTCGAACAAATCGCCGACGAAAGCATCGCCACCATCATGGCCCTGCGCGCCCTCGTCCGCCAACTCGCCACCGAACTCGAGGAGGCCCGCAAATGACCCTGCACAACGGCAAAACCTTAGCCCTCGAATATGAACCCACTGGTCCACTGTTTGGCCGACTCATGCTTGAGGCTCAGTCAATCAACGCAGCGTGCGACCGTTTTCTGGCCAAGCGCGGTCTGATCACCCAGCCATCGTTCCGCAACTCCGACTTCATCTTTGGCCGCGGCAAACGGAGGGCGCGCAAATGAGCGCGATGATCCCTGACCTGGTTGTCGGCTCAGTCGGCTTCGGCTCAAACTTCGCGGACAACACCGCCTCGCTGGAGTCGCAGGTCCGCGAGCTGATCCGCTCCAACAATCGCCTCATCCGCGTCATCAACCGCTGCGTTAAGCCCAGCAACGAAGTCGCCAACGAGGCGCATGACGCCATCGAGGAGGCAACCGCGATCCGATGAGCCTGCCCATGGAACAAGCCCGCGCCTTGGCCCGCGCGCGACAATTCCTCCTCGACTTATGTGTGCCGGGGAAGATCAAGCGCATCCCGCGCGAAGTCCGCCTCACCGCCCGCGCCATCGTCAAGCACTACCCGTGCTCATGGGATCTCGACAGCGTCATCTCCGACGACACCGCCATGGATCACATGCAGTCGCTGGAAAAGGACTACCGCAGGGAGTTTTGGAAAGAATGCGGCCTCGACGAGAGGGAACGCTAATGGCCGGCAAAGGCGACAGCCCCCGGCCGGTCAGCGGCGACCGCTACCGGGCCAACTACGAGGCGATCTTCTCACCGCCCTACCCCGCGTGGATCTGCCGTCCCTGCGGCGAAGCCCACGGCCGCGGCATGCCCCGGGGCCATATCTCCACTTGGCACGAAGACACCTGCGGCATCTGCGGCAAGGTGACTTCCGTCAGCGAACCACGCGATTTCGGCCACCTAAAAAAATGGCCCATCCTCCCAAAAAACCCTTGATTCCCATGCCAACACATGCCAACATTTGCCTACAGCTCACGCCACGACAGAAAGCCGTAAAACGTCATGGCCACTGAGCATCAACCACCACCGCCCAAGGAACACCACATCACACCATGGCTCGAAGAATCATTTCGCTTAGTCGATGCAGCCTGCGACCGCTGGGAACGTCGCCGCGCACAACTCGCCCGCAGGAAGGAAGAAAATGAACGCGCTCATTCTCACCTACCTAGTGCTGATCGTCCTGACATTCATTGTCATAGTCATCTTGGAAAACAATGACGACGGAGGCGCCGCCTAAATGAAACGCACCGTCCCGCAAAGCCCCGCCACCGAGCGCACCGTCCTCGGTTCGCTCATGGCCGATCCCAAACTTTGCGACGAAGTCTCCGGCATCCACGCCGATCTTTTCTACACGCCCGCGCATCGCCTCATCTACGAGACTATCGCCGAGGTCCGCGGTGAAGGCGGCACGCCGAACGTCATCGCCGTCACGCAGCGCATCGATGCGCAGCACAAGCTCAACTTTGTCGGCGGCGCCGGCGCCCTCACCGAGATGCTCGGCGACTACGCTGGCGGTAGCGCCGCGGTCGAATATCACGCGCAAACCCTGCGCGACCTCCACGCCCGCCGCCGTATCATCGACGCCTCGGTCGCCATGCAAGCCGCCGCCCAGGACATGGCCACCGATGCCGACAGCGTCCTGCAGCAAGCCGGCGAGAGCGTCCTCAGCCTTTCCCTTACCACCGCCACCGACAGCATGCGCGCCCCGAGCGCCATCGTCCCGGGCCTCCTTGAAGAGCTAGAAGCCCTCATGGCCGGCGGTCGCAAGCTCGGCCTGCAGACCGGCATCCGCGACTTCGACCAAGTCACCGGCGGACTCCGCGGAGGCCAGCTCACCATCATCGCCGGTCGCCCCGCCATGGGTAAGTCCGCGCTCATGCTCAACATGGCCGACAACATGGCCCGCCGCGGAGTTCCGGTCGTTTATTTCTCCCTTGAGATGCCCGCGAACGAACTCGCCGCGCGCGTAGTCCTCGGCCGCGCCGAGACCAACACCGAGATCATCCGCAACGGATTCCTTACCGCCTCAATCAAGCACAAGATCTTTGACGCCGCCACGCAGTTCAGCAACGAACCCCTCTACGTTGATGACCGCGGCGGTCTCACGCTTCTCGACATCCGCGGCCGCGCCCGCCTCGCCGTCCGCCGCTGGGGCGTGAAGTGCATCTTCGTTGATTACCTCCAGCTCGTCAGCCATTCCGGCGCCCAAAGCCGCGAGAACGAAGTCGGCTTCGTCTCCCGCGGGTTGAAAGCCATGAGCATGGAATTGGGCATTCCAGTAGTCGCCGCCGCCCAGGTTAACAGGCAGGCCGAAAACCGCAGCGACAACCGCCCAAAACTTAGCGACCTCCGCGAATCCGGCAGCATTGAGCAGGACAGCGACATCGTTTGCTTGATCCATCGCCCCTCGTATTACGCCGTGCAGGACGAGGAACCGGAAGTCCAAGACGCCGAGCTGATCGTGGCCAAGCACCGCGCCGGCCGCACTGGAACGCTCAACCTCACATGGCGTCCCTCGCTCACCCGCTTCGAGGGCACCGCGCCGGTCGGCCGCACCAGCGACAGCGATGGCTCGGTCTACGCACCGGCGAAACAACTTTGGGAGGCGATCAATGAATAGTCGCGCGAAAGGCGCCCGCGGAGAGCGCATGTGGCGCGATGAGCTGCGCGAAGCCTTCGGCGACTCCGGTATCCGCCGCGGCCAGCAGTTCAGCGGTCTCGGCGACTCGCCCGATGTCGTCTGCCCGTGCCTCCCCGACTTCCACTGGGAGGTGAAGTTCTGCCAGGTCGTGAAGATCCGCGACTGGATGGCCCAAGCCATCCGCGACGCCAAGGCCAAGCTCTTCCCGGTCGTTGCCCACAAGCGCAACGGCGAGGAGTGGTTCATCACGCTGCGCGCCGCTGACTTCCTTACCATCCTTCGCCGCTCCGATTTTCTAGTCCCAACACAAACACAACCAACCAACGCATAAATATGCCAAACAAAACCCTAACCACACCCGTGGGCATCGCCCGCTATCCTCACCTCAACCGTCCCGACACCAAGTTCGACGACGTGGGAGTGTTCAAAGTCAACCTCGAGCTAACCGCTGAGGAAGCCGAACCGTTCATCAAACAAGCTGAGGAGCTTTTCTCCGCGTTCGTCGCCGAGAAAAAGGCCGAGCTGAAAAAAGACAAACTCAAGCTCCACGCCGCGCCGTGGGAAGACAATGACGGTCTCGTCCAGTTGAAGCTCAAGGTCAAAGCCGTGGGCAAAGACAAGGCCGGCGAGACCTACAGCCGCGCGCCGAAGCTCTTCAACGCCTCCGGCGACATCATCACCGACAACATCGGCGGCGGCAGCAAGATCCAAGTCGCGGTCGTGCCTTACTGCTGGTACACCGGCACGCTCGGCGCCGGCATCACGCTGCAGCCCAAGGCTGTCATGGTGCATGACCTCGTCACTTGGGGCGATGGCGGCAGCGCCGTGGCCTACGGCTTTGACGTGAGCGAAGCCAAAGACCAGCACGTTGAGCGCGAGCTGCGCATGGCCAAGACCGGCACCGACGACGAAGAGATCACCTGGTGACCCTCATGCCAGCGAAAAACACCACAGTCAAAAGGGGGGCGGCAAAACGCCGCCTCCCTTCGGCCAAAGCCGCCAAGCCCGCCGAGCCGGATCGCTTCACCGAGGACGGACGCAAAATCGTACGCCTTGAGAAGACCCGGGCGCATCAAAAGTATCCGCTGAAAGACGGCACCGACGTTCCCGGCGCCTCAACCATCGCCAAGATCGGCGAGGACAGCAGCGGCCTCATTCATTGGGCATGGAAGCTCGGCATGGAAGGTCAGGACTACCGGAAGGTGCGCGATAAAGCCGCCGACATCGGGACCATCGCCCACTTCCTCATCGAGTGTTTTCTCCACAACCACGTTGCCGACCTCTCGGAGTTCTCCCCGGCAGACGTTGAGAAGGCCACCATCGCCTACAACAACTTCCGCCGCTGGTGGGACAGCGAGGGCTTCACCGTCATCGAGCCGGAAGTGCAGCTCGTCTCCGAAGAGTTCCTCTTCGGCGGCACCATCGACGCCCCCGCGCGCGACCGCGACGGTAAGATTGTCTTGCTGGATTGGAAGACCAGCAAAGCCATCGTCCCAGCGCACAAGATCCAGTTGGCCGGCTACGAGCAACTCTGGAACGAGAACCGCCCGGACATGAAGGTCCAGCGCCGCGGCATCGTGCGCATCGGCAAAGAGTCACCGGATGACTTCGAGGTGTCCTGGATCTTCTCCGCAGAACCGCTGTGGGAAAACTTCAAAGCCCGCCTCGCGCTCCACTACGCCAACCTGCGTCTCAAAAAAGCCGCCTGATGCAAACCGCCAAGCAAACACTAGATGCCGCGTCATCCGCCGTCTGCGGATCACGCAACGAGGACTACGGCTCGCCTGCGGATGACTTCGCAACGCAGGCCGAGATGTTCTCCAGCTACCTGTCGCGCACTAACGGCGCGCAGGTCTTGGTCACGGCATCCGACATCGCCGCGCTGATGATCTTGGTAAAGATCGCCCGCCAAGCGCACTGCCACAAAGCGGACAACTGGATCGATGTCGCCGGATACGCCGCGTGCGGTGCCGAGTGCGATGCCAGACAAGCCGACCTCGCCTAATGCCCCGCAGAAAATACATAGCAATCATTCGCCGGAAGTTGGGCCGCGAGAAAGCGGACGGCTTAACTCTCGGCGATGGTCGCGTGTATATCGACCCGCGGCAGAGCGGCATCGATGAGATGGACACAATCATACACGAGCTGTTGCACGACTGTTTCCCCCACCTTAGCGAAGAAGCTGTCGCCGAAGCCGCTGGCACAATGTCCCGCAGCCTCTGGCGCGATAAATGGAGGCGCGTGATCGAATGACCGCCGCCGGCTACACCCTCATCGGCCTCGCCTTGGGCGTAGTGCTCGGCGCCTTGGCTTCCTACGGCGCCATGTTTGCCTGGGCCATCCGCTGCGGCAAGGAGGAGGACGCGGAATGACCTTCACCCCGCTCGTCATCACGACCATCTGCTACGCCATCACTGCGGTAGGCTTTTGGCGCGAAGGAAACGCCGGTCTCGCTGTGGCTTTTGCCGGATACAGTTTTGCCAATTTTGGCTTCCTCTACATCTGCGTGAACGGACAGCCCTAACTTTATGACTAAGCCCCGCGACATGTACGACCTGACGAGTCATCCGACCGACACGCCAGAGATCAAGGCCAAGCTCAAGCAGGCTATCAAACTTTACAACGAAGTCGGCCGCGACCGCGCCAGCAACAATTTGCCCGCCCTCGCCGCCGCCTTCGCCGCGCGCA